CGTAACAAAAACAACAGAAACTACTGATGGTAAAAAAGTAACAACAACAGTAGATGATCCTCTTGCTCGAAAAACTGCTACTGATAATTTATTATTAGAAGGAAAAAATCAACTGAAAGTTAGAGGTATTGACCAAAATCTTACAGGGATGGGGCTTGCTAAAGCATGTGTTCTGTTTGGAGGTACAGTTGGTATAGATAATAAATTAAGTCCAAATAGAAAATTTGGTATTGTAGATAATGGTGGTAGTGCAACTTATGATTATGTAAGTACAATAGCAGCTTATGGGTGGGGAGGTATTTCATCAAAAGGTTTTGTCCCTATGCCTAGCATTGAATCAGCGGATGTAAGTTTTTATAATAGAGGAGCACTTGCAAAAGCATCGGTAAAAATTAAAGTATATTCTGTAGAACAACTTCAAATATTTGATGCTTTATATTTTAGGATTGGTTATACAATGCTTTTAGAGTGGGGTCATAATACTTGGTTAGACAATAAATTAGCATCCGATACAAACAATTATAATCCCTTACAAGTAAGAGATGAATTTGTAACTAAACCTTTTGAGTTATTTTTTAAAGAAGGTTCTACTCAACAAAATATTATACAAGCTATCCATGAACAACGAGCAAAAGATAGTTATAACTACGATGCAATGTTAGGTAAAGTTACTAATTTTACTTGGAAATTCAATGATGATGGTTCATATGATATTGATTTAAATTTAGTGGGTTTAGGAGATATTATTGAATCTCTTAAAATTAATAAAGCTGCTATTATTACCAATAAAACCGAACTCACTCCTACTCAATTAGCTGCTAAAAAACAAGAACAAATAGATCTAGGTTATAAAAATCTAGATGCTTCAGATCAAGCAGCAACAGGAACAGCAACCGCAGTTGGTAATACAATCCAACAAAAAGTAACTGATGCTAACAATAAAATAGCTGGTTATATAAGAAATATTAAAAATCAAGTAAAAACCTTTCCTTTTGGAGGTGATAAACTTGTAAACTCAACAAAAGAGTTTAAAAGAATTGCAGCTACCCTTACAGTTCAAGCATCAGAAGATAAAAATTCAAACGCCTCAGCTTTAGATGTTATTAAACAATTCCAAGCAGATCTTGGTACATGGAAAGCTGAACATATTAATGAATCTGGACAAACAAATTGGGATACTGTTTATTTTTCATCATCAAAATTCCTTTATGGTCAAGCTAGTGAAATAATTTCCATTATTGAATCAATTGATGGTCAAAATCTTTCAAAATCTAAAGAAGAGGCTGATAAAGAAGCAGAACGAATAAAAAAACAAAATGAATTAATAAGAAAAGGTTATGATGCTGCTTCTCAAAAATTAAAAAGAGACGAAGAAATCCGTTCTTTAGCTCCTGATACTTCTGTAGAAACAAAAAATAAAACTGTTTTAAATCTTCAATTATATAATTGGAGACAAGACGCTATAGCGGGAGTAGACAAAAATAATCTTTATAAACTTACATTTACTGCCGATTCATCCAATTCAGCTCAATCCGGAACGGCAAATTTAAGTTTAAATTTTTACTATGTAAGATTAGGTCATCTTTTAGATTGGATCCAAAATAATCTTTTAGTTTATGATAATACTAAAAAATTTGATCCCGAAGCTATAACTTTTTCACCTAAAAATAAACCTCAAACTTCCACACAAAATAATAAATTTGTTTCATTAATTCAAAGTAATTCAATATTAACTTCACCAACTTCACCAACACCAACTCCTTTATTTTTTGCACAAACCCCAACCCAAGATCCACCCCCATCAGCTAACCCTATATTTGGAATAGATACGACAATAAAAACTAATCTTTGCCTAAGATTCCCAGCCCAATTTTCAGCAGATCCAAAAGTTTGCATTATACCAAGTAAATATAATAGTACTTCTACTAAAATACCTTTCCAAAATATTAAATGGGATGTTCTTAGTGATTTACAACAAGTAGCTCCTTATTTTATAGATGGTAATGATTATGCTGCTAATTTAATGAATATATTTGTTAATATAGATCATACTGCTGGATGCGTTGATAAAAATACAGATGCTAATGGTAAAACAAGTTTACTTAAGTTTTTAACAACATTATTTAATGATATAAATGATGCTTTAGGAAATGTTAATAAATTAGAACCTGTTTTTGATGCTGAATCAAATTTATTAAAAATTATTGAGGGGAGTAGCTTAGAAAGAGTTGAAGAATTAATTAATGCTAAAGAAAAACAACTAAATGAAATGGCTGTATTTCAAGTATATGGGATAGGTACAGAAGATACTCCTTATGGTAGTTTTGTGAAAAATGTAGATTTCCAAGTTCAATTGCCTCCAAATATGGCGGCAATGGCTACTATTTCTGCACAAGCATCCGGAAATATAGTTGGTGAAAATGCTACAGGTTTATCTAAACTCAACACAGGTCTTACTGATAGATTAATTACTATAAAATTAGATAAAGATAGTATTGAAGGAGCACAAACCGGTAAAGTAGATCCTAAAACAATATTCCAACAAAATCTCCAATCAGTCCAAAAAGTAATAAATTCTTTATATAAAGATAAATTTTATTCAAAAGATACTATTGATTCCATTAGATCAGCAAATAGAGATATCGCTTTGTATTTAACAGGTAATGATGCTTTAGAAGGTAGTATGCCTGCTCCTTTTTTCATTCCTTTTAATTTAGCTCTTTCTATGGATGGACTTTCAGGAATGAGAAACTATGAACGTTTTTCTATTACAGAACAAATCCTTCCTTATAGTTATAGACCCAACTCAACAACTAATAGAAATGGGGTAATTGATTTCCTTATTAAAGGTATTTCTCATTCTATTAAAGATAATAAGTGGGAAACTAAAATTGAAAGTTTAACAGTAGGTTCGAATAGAAAATGGTCAATTCAAGATTTACAAAATGTTAGTACTCAAAACCAACAATAAATCAAATGCCGTATTATCCTAAAACCATCTGATTTTTCCCCATATGTGGGACCTTATTATAAATTATCTACTGGTCAAAAATATATAGGAATTAATCCCCAAGCAAGACGTTATCCTGATGAATTAATAGATCCCTTAGAATTAGTATCAATCCCAACCCAAGGACTTTATACTGAAATTCAAACATCTTTAGTAAGTACAGGCTCCATCAACACTTATGTCCAGAATTTATCAGAAATACCTACTAGTAAACAAGTACCTGTTCCATATTATCCTGAACCTAGCACCCAAGATTACGAAATAGGATATTTTACAAGATACTTTGTTAAACAAGTTAATGCTTTAAAATTTATTGAAATTAATAAAAAAACATTTGAAAATATGTCATCTCACAATGATTCATATTTGTGGCAATTGTATAAAACAACCTCATTACCTTGGCAGATTAGTGGAAATATAGAAAATGTACTTAACACTAATAGAAAGATAATTAGATTAGAAGAAAAAAATGGTTTTAATGGATTGTCTTTATTTTTAAAAGGAGATTATATTAAGTTTTATCAAACATAATTTAACCAAATTTGGAGACATAAAGTAACTATTGTATATTCCATACAAAATAAGTTATAAATGTTTTGGTTAATCGAAACTCAACATCAAGTTGAGCATCTTATAAATAAAAAATACAAAGAAGCATTTGTGGAAATAATTCCACATCATGATAAAGTACACCCTGCTTTAAATAATGTATCTTTAGTGTATTTTAGACCGTCTAATGAATCAAAAGGATTTATGTTATGTATTGACCATAGTGAGACGTTAAATGTAAATAAGACATTAATAAACGAGTTATTAACGTCAATTGAGTGTCTATGGGTGCGGGATAAGAAAAATGCATTATATTACTTTCAAATTAAGGGCCTGCGCGATATAAACATACTTATTCCTCCGTATATACAAGATTTAACACCAACCCACACATATTTTTACAACAAGTATCCGGATAATCTAACAATAAATAAAATAATCCCGGTAGTTAAACACTATGAAGTGTGTGAAAATATTTATAGTAAGGTAAAACCACATTTTACACAGGATTTACCTCCGTACTTTGACTTTTATAATAATAAATCAACAATCGCATTCTTTGGAATCGAAAAAAATGGAATAAACATAGATGAAACAGTTTTTAATGAATACTTTAGCCAAATCAATCCTCACTATTCAATCAGTGATGATAAAATCTACACCAGTTATAACTTATTTACAACTACACGTAGACCAAGTAACACTTTTAATGGCCTTAATTTTGCCGCACTAAACAAGGATAACGGCTCAAGGAGAAGCTTTATACCAAATGGAAACTTTGTTGAATACGATATTAGCGCATATCATCCTAACCTTGCTGCCCGTTTGGTTTCCTTTGATTTTGATGGACAAGATGTTCACCAAGTCTTCGCGGACATGTATGGGACGAGCTACAAAGAAGCCAAAGAGCTTACGTTTAAGCAACTATACGGAGGCGTATTTAAAGAGTATGAGCACCTTGAATTTTTTCAACAAGTAAAAAAGTTCATTGATGAAAAATGGACTGAATATACGGATTTAGGTGAAGTAGTAGTTCCGGGGTCCGGTTATGTGTTTAAAGCAAGTGAGCTGGAAAACATGAACCCACAAAAGTTATTTAATTATATTTTACAAAACTTGGAAACATCAACAAATGTTTGTATCTTGGTAGCGTTACATAAATTACTAAAAGGTAAGAACACTAAATTAGTATTATATACTTATGACAGTTTCTTACTGGATTATGACGAAAGTGAAAATTTATTAGATGACATAGAAAACATTTTTAAAAACAAAAAATTACAAATAAAGGTTAAGCATGGAAGCAGTTACGATTTTGAATAATCCTTATGATATTTATTGGGAGAAAACTCAATTAAATTACAAAGATTTGAACAATAAGTTATTTTGTACGTTCGTTACTGAAGATGTTCTAGAAGAAATGGTTTCTAGCATATCAGATACATACACTATAATGTATAATAAAATGTTTGTCCTTTTTGTTAAAAGCACAAACGAATATGTTATCACATATAATGTAGATCAAGGAAATATTAATAATATTCCCGTGAACACTATTCTAGTACATAGAAAAAAAGAAACCAACACCTTATATACAATTAATGCTCTAAACGATTTGATTAAAAAATTAAATGGTGGAGTAGTTGATGTTGCATTCAGAGTAAATTGGCAACACTATCAGAATTGTATTCTCCTAACCCAAAATGGAGACTTAAAACAATTGAATACAAAAGTTTACAAGATTGTAGAACTATAATTTGGTATTTTACCAAAGGGTTAGTATATTCACGTTATAAATATAAATTGATTAGTTATGGATTTAAATGAAATGAAAAACAGACTGTCTGCAATGCAGTCAAAATCCGCTGGCAAAGGCGGTGGAGAGAAAAAATCCGTTTTTTGGAAACCATCTGTAGGTAAACAAATTGTTCGCGTTGTACCATCTAAGTACAATAAGAAGAATCCGTTTACTGAAATGTATTTCCATTACGGTATTGGTAAAAACACTATGGTGTCTCCAATCAACTGGGGTGATAAAGATCCTATCGTAGAATTCGCAAAACAATTGCGTAGCACGAGCGACAAAGAAAACTGGCGTTTGGCTAAAAAACTTGATCCTAAAATGCGTATTTTCGTTCCCGTAGTAGTACGTGGTGAAGAGGCAGAAGGTGTTAAGTTGTGGCAATTTGGTAAAGAATTGTATATGGATTTCTTGAACCTTGCTGATAACGAGGACGTAGGAGATTTTACAGATGTAATGAGCGGTCGTGACATTACGTTGACAACAGTAGGTCCTGAAGTAACAGGTACAAATTACAACAAGACTACTATCATGCCTAAAGTTAAAGAAACACCATTGGCAGCTGATAAAGCTGAAATCGAAGCGTTGTTGGATAACCAACCAAACCCAATGGAAGTCTTTAAAAAGTATTCATTCGAAGATATGAAACAAGCACTTCAAGAACACTTGACTCCTGAAGATGAGTATGAAGAAGGTGCTATCATTGATGATGAAAAAGAAGAAGAAGTAATTCCACAATCAACTGGAAAAACTTATTCAATTAAAACTCCTGCTGCTGCTAAAGTAAGCAAAGCAGATAAGTTTGATTCATTATTTGAAGAAGAAGACGACGACTTACCCTTTTAATTAAAAAAACATTATGGCTAGAACTAAAAAAAGCGAATCGCTAACGGCTGCTCTCTCCTCTGAACTTAGATCAAATTTCGATTTGACTAAATTTAAGGAAAAGAAAATGCTCAATTCAAATGTAAAATTTAAAGAGCAAAGGTGGATCCCTCTTAGTCCTGCTTTCCAGGAAGTAACCTCAGTACCAGGTATTCCTATGGGCCATATTGTACTTCTTAGAGGTCATAGTGACACAGGTAAAACAACGGCAATGATTGAAGCAGCAGTGTCTGCTCAAAAAATGAAAGTTCTACCTGTGTTTATTATTACCGAAATGAAGTGGAATTGGGAGCATGCTACTCAAATGGGTTTACAAGTAAACGAAATCGTAGATGAAACAACAGGTGAAGTCCTGAATTACGAAGGTAATTTTATTTACGTTGACCGCGAAACACTACACACTATTGAAGATGTAGCTGCTTTTATTCTTGATTTGTTAGATGAACAGAAAAAAGGCAATTTACCTTACGATTTATTGTTCCTTTGGGATTCAATTGGTTCGGTACCTTGTGAATTATCAGTTCGTTCAAATAAAAACAACAATGAGTGGAATGCAGGAGCAATGAGTACACAATTTGGTAACAACGTTAACCAAAAAATGACATTGTCTCGTAAAGAATCATCCCCTTATACTAATACTTTGGTTTGTGTTAATAAAGTATGGACAGCAAAAGCTGAAGTACCTATGGGACAACCAAAATTGATGAACAAAGGTGGATTTGCAATGTGGTTTGATGCTACATTTGTAGTAACATTTGGTAATATTTCAAATGCAGGTACATCTAAAATCAAAGCGATTAAAGATGGTAAGCAAGTTGAATTTGCTAAACGAACCAACATCCAGATTGATAAGAACCACATCAATGGTGTTCAATCAAGAGGAAAAATTATTATGACTCCACACGGATTCATTAACGATACTGACAAGGAACTTAAAACATACAAAGATGCACACGCATCTGAATGGATGAAAATTCTTGGAGGTATGGATTTCGATATTTTTGAGGAACAAGATCAATTTGAACCTGAAAATATATTCACACAAGAACCGGATTAATATGAAGA